CAAAACAAGATCCCACATCATTTTTATCACAAAAAACTAAACTATTATTAAAAAGTTTTACATATATTGCAGAATTAGATTCAGTTAATAATGAATTTACCGGAGTTCTTTCTTCTTTTTCCGATATAGAATTATATACCGTTGTTTCGAATCTAGCGGACGGTTTCAAATGACCCCATTTGTCTTTGTCGTATTTTTGTTTGTCTAATAATGGAGCATTATTTCCACTAACATGTAAATTTATAGTGTATCCATAACTGGAAAGTATCGGATAACTTTGCCAACTGTTAAATCTAAAAACAGTAAATGGATTTTGTAATGTTCCAGATTCTGTTTTATTATTATAACCAGACAAAACCAACGTATCTGAAATGAAATCTTTTACTAAAATAGATTGTGAAAAAGAAGACTCATATCCGTTACCATTTTTACCCAAAACATAACATTTAACATTATACCATGCTGGATATTTAAAATTATGTACTGCTGTTATTGATTCTGATTTAGTTCCATCACCAAAATCCCATAAAATTTTATAATTAGAATAATCCACACTAGTTCCATCATCAAATATTGGAATAAATGTGAAAGGAGTAATAGGTAATGTATATCCACTAGTAGTATACGTTCCAGTATGATCTAATGTATGAAAATATATGTATCTAGAATCTCCCATTTTATATTACCTCAATTTTGTTTATTAACTTTGAAATTTCATAAAAGAAAGGAAATTCAAAAAACTTTAATGTAATGTTTTGACCCAAAGAAGTAACCGGAGAACTAGTATACAAAGGATTCCAATAAATAAAATTTAATTTAGAAACTTTATATTCAAGGGAATCTGCAATTCTCACAGTTTCTAATGTTTTAACACCATTTAAATTTAAAATATTAAAACTTAATTGAGACAAATCAATAAATTTTCCCAATTCATTATTACTTTGAGAAAAGAAATCTTTTATATAAGAAGCTACTGAACTTTTTATTTGTTCTTTTGAAATAATTTGATTAGGATCTCTAGTTATTCGTATTTTTGTTTCGTTTCTTATATCAGAAGTTATCGAAGTTTCACTTAAAGTAGGCAACCCAATGTCAAATGCTACGTAAATTGGATCTGAAACCACAATGTTTTGGTTTACCATCTTAACTGTGTTCAACTTATTGACAATAGATTGCTTTTGTGCAAAAAATAAATCAACTGGAGTAGTTTCATTAACAATAGCTCCTAATCTAGGCACACAAAATAGATAAACATTATTGAAATCACATGCATCATTGAATGATACTTGATTAAATAACAACTTATCATCTAAATTAGGACGTTCTAGACCTAATTCATAAAAATAAGATAGATATTGTGATGTGTAGTCTTTATTAGAGACTGCTTTTACGCTCTGAATGATATTAGAGAAGTTTTTATCAACAAATGATTCATAATCACTAGTGGTAACTGCTCGATTTTGTGCTGAAAATGTTAATGGAGCATTTTTTCTAATATTCTCGACACTTTCTATAAAAGTAGGAGGAACCGAAGCATATTCATTATCGAATTTTAATTTTAAAATATCACTTGCTGTGATATAATTAGAAGTTTCATTTTTTATGTTATTGAATATCTCAGAAAACAAACTAGAATTGAATAATATCATTTTTCCAGATTTTGCAGCTTTAGTTCCGACGTTTCCGCGCCTTCCATCACTTTCTAAGTAGTATATAGAAACATAATCTCCAGTATTTAAACGTTTTCCATTAATATTATTTCCAAATTTGACTTCGTAATGACCATATTCGTTTAAACGCTTTTCGAATACCTTAGAAATGCTATTTGCTAGATATAAACTATTAACTTCTGTCCATTCTGTCCATATTTGTGTGTTTATGTCTTTTACAAATACATAAATGTTATTATAATCTATCATTTTGTATGATACATCACCAGAATAGTCAACGTTGACGGTAAATTGTTCAAAATTCTCTCCTATACCAACATATATTGGATATTCTTTAAAGATTCCTTGATATAATAAGTTATTAGAACCAATTGAATCGATTGCTTCTTCTGTTGTAGCGGTTTTTTGAAAATTTATGTCTGTATTAATAGAATACGGAACATTCCCCAACATAATATTGGAAAATCTTGGTATTGTATAAGAATAACCAGATGGCAATGCTGCTTCGGCAGACACAGAAATATTTAAACTAGCTGTGCAATTACCTGTTGGCTTATAACCAATCAAAGATACGATCTTGTTCATGTTTTCAAACAATTCAGACTGAGAAAACATTGAATCAGATGCAGTCTGGTTGAGATAAAACAACAAAACGTGATAAGAATAAGCAATTACATCTACCAGACCATTAACATTACTGCCTTCGTAGTCTATATCAGGAAATAAACCACTAGTTTTTATGCGGTTTGTTATTAATTGCTTTAAACTGACCGCATCAAATGCTGTATAGGCATTTCTTGGTAAATTAAATTCTGTAAATGATGAAGTGCTCATGTTTAGTTCCTAAAAATATATCCATTTTGGCTCAATGTGCCGAACATAGATATGTTATGTATATTTAGACTTGGGACGTTGTAGTAAATGTTAATATCAAACTCATTTACATCTTCCATGATAGTTATATTCACATTGACCACTTTAATTCTTGGTTCAAATCTAGCAGTTTGTGAATAAATTTCATCTCTTATATATTTTGCTATGTCTACAGTAGCAGGAAGAAACAAATATTGTTTAAAATCCAAACCATATTCGGGATTTAATAACTTTTCGCCGGGAGTTGTTGTGAATAAATTATATAAAGAGTTTTTTATTGCATCTATATCGTAATCTACTTTTAAATCGTTGATTTCTTGATTTTCAAACAATTTAGAAGATATATTATACTTCTCTTGTAAATCCAAATGAAGATCGGCATATAAATAAGTCTTACCAGCATTAGTTTTTTGTGGCAATCTATTTAATATTATCTTTCCCATTAAAATATTTAATGGTATGACTAAATATTCTTATGGAAAAAAAGTTTATTAAAATTATAGAAACTACAATCACTCGTGTTACCCGTGGTGGGTTTCTTGCAGGTGATTATGTCAAATTTGTAAAGAACTATAAATCCAAACCAGAATACAAAGATCTCAATGATTCGGTAAAAGAAGCTATTGATGACCTTGCTAAGTCAAAATTAAACGTAAGAGTTGTTGGTATCAATGATAAACAACCATTAAGATATCCCGGTAATGCTGATTTAATGACAGGAGAAGTAGTTTTAGCTCTTGCTGAAGATCAAGGTGGCGGAAGAACACACGGAAATGTATTTGTTCCTAGTTGTTTATGTAAAGTAGTCGATCATTATCCAAATTTAGCTCCACTTCCAGACGAATGGAACTACGATAACAAAGAAATTCATAAGCCAGTAGAAGTTAAAGCCGTAGATGGCGGTGCTTCTGGAATTACTTACGAACTACCAAAGACAGATACAAAAATTAAACCGTCTTCTTCAAAGAAAAAGACGGTTAATAAAGAATCGTATACTTCCAAATACTTGTCAGGAATGGAAAATCTTGGATAAAATAACCATACACACAAAAGCATTGATTTCGACATCCATCACGAACGAATGTCTGTCCATGTGATGTCCAATAGTCATGATTGCTTCTTTTTTCTTAAAAGAATCAATGTTTTTAGTGTAAACCAAGTTCAGAAGATTCTTTAAAAGATTGTGATAATCAGCTTGGAATACGTTTTCGTTTCTAATTACGTATTCTCTAAAGTCTAGATCATCATTATTCTTAATTTTATTAAATAATTCATCTACAAATTCATCCGGTAATGAGGTATCTCTAATATTAAGAGTTCCTGATATACTATACTTCTGTAATTCGTTAAGAATTTTTCGAAAATCGGGAAAATTAGTTTTAACTAATGTTTGAAATAACACAATCTGGTCTTTCGGAATAACTACATTCTCTTTTGCTAAAATTTTAGCACAATGTTTAGCTACATCGTTAATGCTATGTTCAAAATTAACAGATTGACATCTACTTTGTAATGGTGCAATGATTCTGTGCTTATAATTTGCAGTTAAAATGAATCTAGTATTATCGGAATAAGCCTCAGTTAAATTGCGTAAACAGCGTGCAGCCGATTCGCTCCAAGAATCTGATTCATCAAGTATGATTACTTTAATACCACCATTCATTGACTTAGTTTGTGCAAATCCAACAATCTTGGTACGCACAGTATCAATACCATTTTCATCAGATGCATTGATATATAAGTAATCGCATCCTTTGCTACACTAGTTTTACCAATTCCCGGTGTTCCGGTAAACAATAAATGCGGAATATCTCGTTTTTGTTTAAAAGATTCTAACAATTCTCGTATTTCGTCAGAAATACAAAGATCTTCAATTGTTTTTGGGCGGTATTTCTCACACCACAAGCTAGAAAAGTCCATATATTTTATCGTCCAGAAGAACCAAATCCTTTATCACCCCGTGAAGTAACATCTTTGCTCTCAGCCCAGCAAGTTTCTGGCTCAATTAACTTATAAATCACAAGTTGTGAAATTCTATCACCTTTTTTTACGTAATAGTCTGATTGTGTACTATTTAGTAATCCTATCGCGAGGGCACCACGAAAACCCGCATCGATTATACCGCAGAAGCTCGTAATACCATGTTTAAAGAACATTCCAGAACGAGATTCTACCCGAATCCAATATCCCGGCGTAATAAATCCTATTTCTAGTCCAATCGCAACATTCG